TGGCTAAGAAAAAAATACAATCATGGCCGCCGCGTTGGATGACGCCGGTGGACTTGGCAGACCGCAAACGCGGCGACGGCCCACTCTATTCTGAATTTGCAGAAGCAGTATGCAGAGTAACCAAAGACTCCGTCGCAGCACCAGCCGGCGAACTTTTACACTTGCGCGATTGGCAGAAGGAACTTCTCAATCACGCACTCGCACGCAGAGCAGACGGCCGCTTCAAACACAGAGTGGCGCTCATTGGAATGGCACGCAAGAACGGCAAGTCCGCGCTCGCAGCTTCGATGGGATTATCAGCGCTCACACTTGGCGGCAACGGTTCCGAAATTTATTCATGCGCAGCAGATCGAGATCAGGCTCGCATCGTATTCGGAACAGCAAAGCGAATGGTTGAACTTGACCCGGAACTTTCTTTGATGTTCACACTTTATCGCGACGTAATCGAATACAAAGACAAGGGTTCCGTTTACCGAGTGCTTTCAGCAGAGGCATACACGAAAGAAGGACTCAACCCTTCACCGATCGTAATCTTTGACGAAGTCCACGCGCAGCCAAACCGCGAACTCTGGGATGTTATGTCGCTCGCAGGCGGCGCACGATCGGATTCACTTCTTCTAGGAATCACCACAGCAGGAGTAAAGACGCAAGCAAACGGCCAGGACAGCCTCGCATATTCGTTATACCAATACGGCCAGAAACTCGTAAAGGGCGAACTTGTAGATCCGTCGTTCTTCTTTGCCTGGTGGGAACCGAAGAACCCAGAAGCAGACCACAGAGATAAGCAGCTCTGGATCGAATCAAACCCCGGCTTCGCAGACATCGTCGATGCCGAAGATTTCGAGAGCGCCGTACTTCGAACACCAGAAGCAGAATTCAGAACCAAGCGCACGAATTGCTTCGTTTCGACAGCAACCGCCTGGCTTCCAACCGGATCATGGGAAGCCTTGATCGACACAGAGAGAACGCCAGAACCAGGAGAAGAAGTTATCCTGGCATTTGACGGAGCGTTCTCAAACGACAGCACCGCGCTAATCGCCTGGCTGCTTGGCGGCGACAAACCGCACCTGATGGTTGTAGGAATCTGGGAGCGACCAGACGACGCAGAACAGGGCTGGCACGTTCCAGTCGCCGAAGTAGAGCAGACGATTATCGACACATTCAGGAATAGCAACTTCCAAACCAAAGAGATCGTCTTCGACCCGGCACGCTGGCAGCGCACCTTTATGGTTCTGGACGAGCAAGGAATGCCAGTCGTTTCCTACCCGAACAGCGCAGAGCGAATGGTTCCAGCGACGCAAAAATTCTATGAAGCCGTAGTGAATCAAAGCTTCACTCACGATGGCGATGAAAGAATGGCAAGGCACATCACAAACTGCGTCACGAAGCAATCATCTCGGGGCGTTATGGTTGCGAAGGCAAGCTCGAAAAGAAAAGTCGATGCGGCCGTCGCAGCAATCTTCGGATATGACAGGGCAACGCAACCACCAGAACCAAAGTCACCAGTGGCCCGGTTCTTCTCGGTTCAACTTTAGGAGCGCAATGAAAAAAATAGATTTCTCACTCGTGGCAGAAGTGACAGGCGTGGCATTGGCGACGATAGGAATCGGAATGCTTTCACTTCCGATCGCATTAATTACACTAGGCACATTCCTAGTATGGATAACAGAAAAGGCTAACTGATGAGTCTATCGAAGCGAATCAAAGCAGCAGAGCAGAAGCGCACAAACAATAGCCAATGGGTCGAACCACTTATCCCAGGCCGCCCTGCTTACATGGCCCCATCTGGAATCGATGTAAATGCAGACTCTGCAATTCGCATGTCGACAGTTTATGCCTGCGTAAGATTGCTCGGCGATACGATTTCCTCGTTGCCACTTGCAGCATACGTGCGACGCGGCAGAAACAGAATCTCATACGCCAGCGTTTACGGATCGCAACCAGCCTGGATCAACAAACCAAATCCAGAAGCATCGCGCCTAGAGTTTTACGAGCAGATAATCGCTTCACTTAATATTCATGGCAACGCATTCATCCTCACCGTTCGCGACGACATGGACGAAGTCCAAGAAGTCTATTGCGTACACCCGGACGACGTTCGCATTGAACGCCCACGCCCAGGAGAGCCAATCATCTACAAGATGAAAGATCCAGAGGGAACCTTCTCGCGCATTTTAACGTCACGCGAAATGAAACACATTCCACTCTTCAGACTTCCCGGTTCACTTTACGGCCTCGGCCCAATCGCAGCAGCTCGACTCACGATCGGCGCAGCGATGGCAGCAGACACATACGCAGCCGCATACTTCGGCAACGCGGCAAACCCAGGCGGCGTCATTGAAGTACCGGGTGAATTAACAGAAGAGCAGGCAAGCGACATCGGCCGCGACTGGAACGTAACGCACACAGGGCCGTACCGCGCAGGCAAGATCGGAATCCTTTCAGGCGGCGCACAATTCCGCCCACTCACACTCAACGCACAGGATGCGCAGCTTCTAGAAGCCCGGCGCTTCAACGTTGAAGATATCGCGAGATTATTCCGAGTACCGATCAGCCTATTAGGACACCCAGTAGCAGGAGCGATGTCATTCGCCAGCGTTGAAGCGCAGAACCTTTCATTCGTTCAGCACTCACTTCGCCCATTATTGGAACGAATCGAACAATCAATGTCCGAATTACTTCCAGAGCCGGACGGTTTCATCAAATTTAATCTTGACGCATTGCTTCGTGGAACCACACTCGAGCGCTTCGATGCATATACAAAGGGCCTACGCGAAGGCTTCCTATCACTTAACGACGTCCGCGCCGTTGAAGATTTAGCACCACTGGGAACACCAGGCGATCAATTCAGAGTGCCACTTCAGAACATCGATGCAGCAGATGCACCAGATGTAGGACTCAAACTTCGAGCAGAGATCGCAGCAAGCCTGATCCAGGTCGGCTTCGATCCAAAGGCCGTAACAGAAGCCGTCGGATTACCACCGATGGCCCACACAGGAGTGCCAAGCAGCCAGCTACAGCAGATCTCCACAATTGACCCAGGAGATCCGGCTTCAGTTTATGAGGTGGAATAAATGCCATATTTCATAAGCGATAGCCAGAGCGACTGCGCAGGATGGGCAACCGTTAAAGAAGAAGCAGACGGCGCATACACCACAATCGGATGCCACGAAAACAAACAGGACGCCGTCGACCAGATGGTGGCCGTTTCGATCGCAGAAGATATGCAACCAGGCGGCGAAGTAAGCAAGCGAGAACTTCCAGACAATTACAGGCCAGCACTTTCAGAAGATGTGCCAGAAGGAAGAGCGTGCGGAAATTGCTTGTTCTACAACGAAGAGAAGCAAAATACAGAAGGAACCAAAGCATGGTGCGAGCGCTGGAATGATTATGTAGATGGAGCCTATTACTGCAACGCATGGCAACCACAAACAAACACCAGACAAGTCGACCTAAGTGTCCCCCAATTTATTCAAGCAAACGCAGAACGTGGACTTCAATATTTACGTGACGGATATGGCGGCGACGGCCTCACAGAAGGAACCAAGCAAGCAGCTCGCGATATGGCAGCAGGCAACATAACCGAAAACAAGATCAGGAAGATGGCCCCCTGGTTCGCAAGACACAAAGTCGACGGCCAAGCACCGAAGAACAGCAACCCATCCGATCCCGGATACCCAGGCGCAGGATTAGTGGCCTGGCTCTTATGGGGCGGAGATTCCAACTTCAGCGACCGAGCACAAAACTGGGCGCAGAGAAAAATAGACGCACTCGACGCGGAAGAAGACTCAAGGAGCAAAATGACAAAGAAAATCGAACGCCGCACCTTTACGATCAAGAACGTAGAAGCACGCCAGGCAGAGGACGGAACGATGCGCCTCTCCGGATACGCCGCCGTCTTCAATAACGACAGCGTGCCGCTTCCATTTATTGAACGAATCGCACCCGGCGCATTTCGCAAGACGCTAACCGAAACACCAGATGTGCGCCTCTTGATCAATCACGAAGGTCTACCTTTGGCACGCACGAAGAACGGAACCCTTCGACTTAAGGAAGACGAAACCGGCCTCTACATGGACGCCGATCTTCCAGACACGCAAGCAGCTCGCGACCTTTACACCCTGGTCGAGCGCGGCGACGTTGATCAGATGAGCTTCGCATTCCGAGTGATCCGCCAGAGATGGAACGAAGGAAGAACCGAGCGCACCCTTACAGAATTATCGCTGGCAGATGGCGACGTTTCAGTCGTTACTTACCCGGCATATCCAACCACAACAGTCGAAGCGAGAGAACACATCGCAGCAGCTCGACAGGCGATCAAAGAAGGACGCGAGATCACCGGCGAAAGCCTGATCGTAATCCAGGCCATCCTCGACAAGATCGACGAATCATACGAATATCTTGGAGAAGGAAAGTCGATGCTGGAAACAGTTCTCGGCATTCAACCAGAATCAGAAATTGAAACAGAAGTCGAAGTAGAAGACGTGCCAGCAGAAGAACCAATGGCCGAAGAAGCATCGCCTCGTTCAATTTCTCTACGCCTTGCGCAAGCAATCGTAAACAATACAAACTAGAATTCTGCTGCAATCAGCAGATACAAAGCCGGAGCGCCTCTCGCACCCAACATGCGCCGCGAGATTAAGTGACACCACTTTGATCCAAACCCTAATCAGAAGGAGATCAACACATGTCAAAGTCTTTCCTTGATAAGTTGATCGAGCGTCGTGATGCAGTTAAGTCAGAGATGGACGCAGTTCTCGAAGCAGTAGCAGAAGAGAACCGCACTGACCTAACAGAAGAGGAAACCACAAAGGTGGATACACTCGTAGAAGAATCACGCTCACTCGATACAAAGATCGAAAAGATGAAAGCACAGGCAGATGCAGATGCAAAGGCATCAGAAATCCGCTCAGCAGTATCAGACGTCGTAATGCCACGCACCACAGGCAGCGCAACAGTCACACGCGAAGAGCGTACATATTCAGCAAACTCAGGTGCATCATTCGTGAAGGACGCATTCAATGCGCAATTCTCAAATGACTACGCAGCAAACGAGCGACTCGCACGCCACATGCGTGAAGAGTCAATCGAGCGCCGCGATGTTGGAACAGCACAATTCGATGGTCTTGTAATTCCACAATACCTCGTCGACCTTGCAGCTCCACTAGCACGCGCAGGACGCCCATTCGCCGATGCAGCGACAAACAAGATGGCACTTCCACCATCAGGTATGACACTCAACATCAGCCGCATGACAACAGGATCATCGACAGCCGTTCAAGTTACACAGAACGATGCAATTTCAGAAACTGATATCGATGACACACTTCTAACGATCAATGTTCGTACAATCGCAGGCCAGCAAGATATTTCTCGCCAGGCACTAGAGCGCGGAACAGGCATCGATTCATTTGTAATCGCTGACTTGATCAAGTCATGGCACACCACACTCGATTCACAGATCCTCAATGGCGCAGGCACAGCCGGCACAATCAAGGGCCTTCGCGCATCAGGTGGAAACGCAATCACATTCACATCAACAGCACCAACAGTCGGCCTGCTTTATCCAAAGCTTGCTGATGCGATTGCACAGATCCAGACAAACGCATTCGTTTCACCTTCACACTGGGTAGTTCACCCACGTCGTCTCGCATTCTTGCTCGCAGCAGTGGACAGCACAAACCGTCCGCTTGTTGTACCAGCAGCAAACGGCGCGATGAACGCAGTAGGAGTCGGCGGAGCGCCAACATACGGAAACTCCGGATACCAGATGCTCGGACTTCCAATCATCACCGATGCAAACATCGGAACAACATACGGAACAACAACAAACCAGGATGAAATCTATTGCGTAACAGCAAGCGAATCTCATCTCTGGGAGCAGCCAGGATCACCATTCGCACTTCGCTTCGATGCGACAGGCGCTGGCAACCTCACAATCAAGTCTGTCGTTTACGGTTACGCCGCATACACAGCAGAGCGCTACCCACTTGCAGCCTCGATTATTTCAGGCACAGGTCTAAGCGCACCATCCTTCTAAACGAAGGCCAGCACTAAATTGTGCAGGGCGAGTGGCCCACCCCCCGAGTCACTCGCCCTGCACTTCCAAACAGGGGGAAACAAATGAAGACAGGACACAAAGTAACAATCGGCTCGTGCGATCCAGGATCCGTAAACGGATCATTCGCATACACACTGATCCAACTTGCGCAAGCAAGGAGCAGCAGGCTCGGGCCATTTGTAAGAATCAAGGGTTCCGGACTTTTATCAAAGCAACGCAACCGAGTCGTCAAACAATTTCTGGATAACACCACCAGCGACTGGCTTCTTATGTTGGACTCAGACGAGCAGCTCGGCGTCGCAGCATTTGATGCCTTGATCGACACAGCCCATGACAAAGACCGCCCGATCGTCGCAGGCCTTGTCTTTGCAGGATTTGGAGTTCCAGGCAAGCCTTACCCAAAGCCAGTCCCGGCAATATTCCAGGACTCAGATAAGGGCTTCCTTCCACTTTACAAATACGACAAGAACGCAGTCTTCGAAATTGACGCAGCAGGAACAGGA